CCTACACTACCTACCGCTTTGCCCTTGCGTCCAACGTGGATGCTGTGCAATTCAGCGGGTGGGGCTGGCTACGACAGATGGGTAGTATTTCCGAAGTATCAGCTAAGCTTCGGATATCGCAAGGAGGCGCAAAGCGCATTCTAAGCAAGAAGGTACAGGATTCGTCAAAATGGGACGGTTGTGCAACCTTCCTCGATTACATTGAGGGAAAAGAGAAACTTGTAAACGAGCTGGAGCAATAACCTGCCCTAGGGCGCAAACATCATAAAACATTTCTACTACTCCCCGGGGATTTTCTCCGGGGCTTTAAGGGGAGTAACAATGAAAATCAAAAATGTTATAACAGTTATGGATTTGGCATCAGATAAAGAACTTTCGTTTGTTGGGATTTCACCGGAAGAGGCAGTTATCGCAGCATATGCTCAGTCAATAGGCGATAATAATACATGGGATTACGATAAGTATAAAGTGGTTAAAGGCAGATGGTCTGTGGCAATGGGCAACTTCTGTGCACTAAATAACGAATAGAAACCATATAACCACAAACATCATAAAACATTCAACCCAAAGGAAAGGGAAATAAAATGAAATATAAATTACACTTTGCAGCTTGGAAAGGCCACGCAAAAACAGTTAAACTTCTTAAAAAAATGGAGCAGTATAACGAAAGGGAAAAGGAAATGGAAACAATTAAGATTGAAATAAGGAACTTACATTTGCCCACTGGACGAACACAATACGTTTCAACTCGCCTGGTGTTTAATACCGAAATGCAAATATGGGAAGCCGAGATGATATCTTTCGGTGGCTCATGGACAAAGATTGAACATCATCAAGTAAAAAGTATGAGTGAAGCCAAAAGAGATATGGCAGTTAAAGCTCTTGAGCTGGCTATTGAAACTAATTCGTAACAACAGAAAGGAATAACAATGGCCAATAGAATTAGGCCAAATCGTGATAGTGATACCTGTCAATGCAAAAGGTGTAGGCAATGGGCAGAAGTATATTATTACGGATATGCCATTTGCCAAAAACATTGGGAAAAATATTGTGAGGGTAAATTGGATTTAAAGGAATATTTTCAGATTAAGGAGAAGAAAAATGAAGCAGTATAATATATCTAGAATAATTGAAAGATTGCAAAAAACTATTAAGGGTATTTTTAATGAAAAACTGGTGATAACAGTAAAGGAAATAGATACTGATATTGAAATCCATGTGGATAAATATCATTGTGGCATTCTTCTTGATGCAATAGCAGGTAGTATCTGGACTTTTACAATTAAGCATAATCCAGTATCAGAAGAAGGTAACGAACCAGAAGATTATGAGCTTGAATTGATGGACGGTATGGCTACTGAATATACTGCTATATATCTTTTAATTCAGATGATTTGTAATAGAAAAACAAAAGAATTCATGGGGGATAATGTATCTAGTATATAAATTTTAAAGAAATAAATTAAAAATCTGTTATAATAAGGTGTTTAGAATAGTATAATATAGTAAAGGAGAAATAACATGAAAGATAATTGTAATCAAAATGCTAAAATAGAATGGTTTATAAGAATAATGAAAAAAGAGTTTGCAGATAGTATTACAAAAGAAATGATGAAAAAAGCCTTGAGGAGGTCATAATGGATTGTAAATGTAACAAATGTATTCATTTTGATTTGTCTAGTCTTGGCAGCATAAATGAAAAAGGTGAAAACGATGGAGATATATTTTTCGTAGAATGTGATAAATTTAAATTTAAACCATTTGATTCTGAAACTGACCCAGTTAGATTTATAGATAAACTAATTGAAACTGTATATCTTGCAAATACTTGCAATGAATTTAAAAAATAAGAAGGAGAAATGAAATGAAAATGACACAAGAAATTATGAGCAGACTTGACGCAATTGCCGCAAAATTTGGTGAAACTGCCAATTACTTTTGGCCCAAGATGGTGGAAAATCAAATAATAGAAGGATGGTTTAAAATACTTGGCCCTTGTATATTAATGCTCATTGCTTTTGCTATACTTTTTATAGGATATAATTTGCAAAAAGCAAATAAGTATGAAACTGATGATTCTGGAATAAGTATTACTATTATTGGTACAATTATTGGTATTATTGCATTTATACTTGTAGTTGGATTTATTCCTGAAGGAATACTAGTACTTAATAATCCAGAAGTTTATGCCCTTCAAGAATTACTTGAGATGTTTTAATATAGTATAATATAATAAATATAATTTATTGTTAGTAGCTTATTAGTTATTAAAATTTGATTATTTTTAACTAATAGGCTTTTTTTATTGAAAATAATTAATTAAAATCATTGTAATTTAATAATAATATATAATAGAAATGCAAGTATTCTTTAAAGGAGAAATATAATGGAAAAAAAGAAATCTTGGAAAACTACTGGATTAGGTATAGCCACTATATTAGCGGCTATAGCTGCTTCTGCAAAGGCATTGCTTGATAATGACCCTACTACTATGGTTAATTATGAAGTGTTGTTAGCAGCCATTACAGCAGGTATAGGGCTCATCCTTGCACGTGATAATGATAAATCAAGTGAATCAGTAGGCGCAAAATAAAAGAAAATAGGGGAAGCTGGATAATCAAAAATATCCGGTTTCCCTATTTAATTAAAATATGAAAATAATAGAAATCATAATCAATTTATTAATAAAGTTATTAAAGGTATTTTTACCTATGCTTATAGAACATTATAATAAACCTACAGAAATACATCAAATTGGTGGTGGAAAAGAAGCAAAGAAAGCAGTATTAGAGGAATTACAGAATCAATTAAATACATATACAAAAAAACCAAATGGAGATAAATGATGGACAAAGCAACAATAGACGATATTCGCGATGATTTACAAGCTATGGACGCACGCTATATGCGCGAATTACACAACCACATGGATACACTTAAGAAGGTAGAAAGGCTGGAAGAAGAAATTGAAATTTACAAGCAAACATTTATAACTTTTTGTACAAAAACAGATAATATGAACGAAGATGAGGTAGAAGCTTGCCTTAAAGGCTGGCTCGATAACGAAAGAAATAAAGCGGAAAAGGTAAATGAAAGCAAAACAACCGACAGCAACCCTGGCCCTACTTTTGTTTGCAAGGGGGAATAATGGAAAATGACGCTGAGTTAAAAGAGATTGTAGAAAAGACGGCGCACGCAACTGGCTTTTCAGTTGACGACATTTACCGGATGGTTTTAAAGACAATTAAATTTGCAAAAGATTGTCAAGACTTTAGCAAGATACAGGAGTAAAATAGATGACAAGTGAATTTAATCAAAATATGTTTAATCAAGTATTAAGTGGAATTAATACAAATTTAAATAACATACATACTGATGTTAAGGATGTTAAGAAATCATTTGATGATGTTAATAGCAGGTTAATTACACAAGAAGAAAAAACAGAGAATATAGAATTGAATATAACAGAAATAAAAGAATTGAATAAAGATTGCCCAGTTAGATTAAAAAGGCTTAAATCTAATAGGGCAAAATACATAGCAGTTATAATAACAGTACCAATACTTTGTATGGGTCTTATTTATTCTTCATTTGAATTATTTGATAAATTATTTGGATTTATAAAATGAAAAAACTTCTCCTTCTACTTCCCCTTTGTTTCATACTTTGCTTCGGGTGCATTGGCTGTTCACTATTTACTTCTCCTTCTACTATTTATTTACCCCAAGCTGATGCACCCTTTTTAGTTGTTGAAACACATGGTGAATATCTAAAAGTAGCTTTTTGGAGTGATGAATTAAAGGAATTAATTGAAATAGGGTGGATTAAAACAGAAGTATTAAAAGGCAAAACAGTATTAGATTTCAATTGGGAAGAATTTAAAAGGAAAAAATTAAATGAGTGGAGATAGAATAAATCAAGCAAATAAAAATGTAGCAACACCTACTAAGGTATTTGAAACATTAAATACTAAGTGGAGTAAGATAGACACATTAAAAGGTGGAACCGAAGCTATGCGAGCTGCTAGAACTAAGTTTTTACCTAAAGAAGATGCAGAGCGTGAAACCGCCTATGATTCCAGAATAGAAAGAAGTGTGTTATTTGGCGCATTAAAGGATACTATTACCAGAACAATTAATAGACCATTATCTAAACAGGTAATATTAAAAGAAGAGGAACTATTACCGGAACCTTTAGATATGATTAAAGATGATGTTGACAGGGATGGAACAAACCTAACTGATTTTGCTAAAGAAGTATTTGAAGATGGTGTATCCTATGGCATTATGCATTGTTTAATAGATTATCCTAAGACTACTGGCAAGATAACGTTAGCAAGGCAAAGAAATGAAAAGTTAAGGCCACGGTTTGTAAGATATTCTCCACGTAATGTAATAGGCTGGAAATCTGATGTTGATAATTTTGGTAAAACACATTTAACTCAATTAAGGTTACGAGAATACTTTGAACGTGAAGTAGATGATTATGATACAATAGAGGATTTCAGAATCAGGGTATTTAATTATGATTTAGAAACAGGCACAGTATCATGGGTATTATTTGTAAGAAGTTTAGAGGATGCTACTACAAATTCTAGTACTAATTGGTTAGAGCAGGATGGTGGTATATATGATAGATGGCAATGGCTAGGTATTCCCTTTATTACAGCATATCTTAAAAAAGAAGGTTATATGGTAGCAATACCACCATTTGATGATTTATCAGATATGAATATAGCACACTGGCAATCTATGAGCGACCAGAGAAATATATTAAAGTATAGTAGATTTGCTGTATTGTTTGGTAAAGGCTTAGATTCAGATAAAGTACAATCTGGGTTAGTATTAGGGGCTAATCAATCTATATTAACACGTAATGAAAATGCTGATTTAAAATACGTAGAACATAATGGAACAGCCATAGGTGCTGGTGAAAATGATTTAGAACGATTAGAAGAACGTATGGAAATATTAGGAATGCAGCCCTTTGTTCGTAGAGCCGGAAATCAAACGGCTACAGGAAAAGCCATTGATGAAGGCAAACAACAAACAGAAATACAAGCATGGGTGCGCACATTGGAATCATTCATGTATTTATGTTATAAATATTCTGCTATTTGGGAAGGTAAAGAATTACCACAAGATTTTACTATTGATGTATTCAGTGATTTTGGATTAGCTAGTAAAGCTATAGAAGAATGTGAAGTATTAACAAAAGCTGTATTATCTGGTAAAATAAGCAATGAAACCTATTTAAAAGAAATTAGGAAACGTGGTATTCTTTCAGAAGATGTAAATATTGAAGATGAATTAGATAAGCTTTCAACGGAAGCACCTGATTTTAATATGAGTGAAAGTATTGTTCCTATTAAAGATGAAGATGATGAAGAAGATGATATAAAGGATATTAAAGAAGTAAAAGCAAAGTAATCATTTTTAAGGGTAATAACCATGGTAGAAAGAGAAGAAGTACAATGGTATCTAGAACAATTAATAAAAATACTTAAATTAGACCACTGGGATATAATCTATTCAATAGTAGATTATACATATGCTGATGATAGTATAGCAAGAGCAAAGGTAGACCATTCATATTATAATGCAGAGATAACCTTAAATATTGAAACAATTAAAACAACTGATGAATTATTATCAACATTAATACATGAATTATGCCATTTATTACAAGAACCATTCTTTTCATTTATTGATTTAGTAGAATCATCTATTCTTCAAAATGTAGAAGTACAATCTGTTCTAATTAAGGCGTGGAGTTCTGCATTAGAAAAAAATAATGTAGTAATAACCAGATTAATTGAAAATGGTATTAAATCACAATTAAAGCCATATAAAAAAGAAGTTATAGTAAAGAAGAAGAAAAAGAAGAAGAAAAAGAATGACAAATAAATCTACATTACAAAGAGTAGAACGATTTACACAAACAGTAAATCAGGAAATCTTAGATAGAGCTATTAGACACCAGATTTATCTAGAACGATATAAGACAGGCAGAGTTAATGAGATATTAAGATTTCTTGATAGAGATGTTTTACCAGATGTGTTAGATACGTTAGAATCAAGATTACGTAGGATTAAATTACGTGGTTTTGATATAGGGCCGGCAGTAACACAACATACAAAACAATTAGCATCTAGTACAGGTGAATTGCTACGTTCTGGTATGAGTAAAAGCTATGGTACATTTAAAAAAGAATTAGGTAATTTAGCTGTTACAGAAAGTGAATGGATGGGTGCAGTTTTAAAACAAACTATGCCTGTTGAATTAAATTTAGCTTTTCCAAATGCTAGATTATTAAAAAGTATTGTAACAAGTAGACCATTTGAAGGTAATTTATTAGGTGAATGGTGGAAGGGTATTTCATCTAATTTTCAAGTAAAGTTACAAAAGCAATTAAATATAGGATTAGCACTAGGTGAAAGTAATGCTAAAATAGTAAGAAGAATTGCAGGAGATAGTAATTTATCAGGCTTATTTGGTGATGTAAGACGTAATATAACATCAACTGTTAGAACAGCTACACATAGTGTAGCATCTAAAGCAAGAATGGAAATGTTAAGAGAAAATGATGATGTAATTAAAGGTTATCAATTTGTAGCTACTTTAGATGCTAGAACTACTGTTATTTGTATGAGTTTAGATGGTAAAGTGTGGGATAAGATGGAAGACGCACAAGTACCACCATTACATCATCAATGTAGGAGTATTATAATACCAATTACTAAATCATGGAAAGAATTGGGTGCAGCAGGATATAAGGAATTTAAACCCGGTAAGAGAGTTAGTAAAGAGAAATTAGCACAAGTGAGAGGTGAAGTGCCTGCTGTACAAAAGTATCCTACATGGCTTAGAAGGCAACCAAAAGCAATACAAAATCAGGCATTAGGAAAAACAAGAGCTAAATTATTTAGAGAAGGTAAAGTTAAAATAGATAGATTTATTAATGCTGAAAATAAGATGCTAACATTAAAACAATTAAGAGTAGCTGAGGGATTAAGTTTAAAGGATATAGCATAATGGATAAAAACAGAAAAGAACTAATTAAGAAATTAGAAAGAAAAGAACCTCCTACTAGTACTAGAGTAATTTGTGGTATAATTCAGCAAATATATCAAGCGGAAAATTGGAATGATGATATGCGTGATATTATAATTAATACTCTTTATCTTTCTCAATCACTTGGAGCAAAATTAATTATATGTTATAAAAAATATCATATTGGTTATGTACTAGGGAAAACTTTTAAACAAGAACCCCATCCTAATCGTAGATATGAAGTAAATCCTTATTTTACTGATGAACTTAAAAATAATACTATAGATATTATGAAAACTTATTCTAATACTAAGTGTGATAACCTTTTAGAGCATTTAGTATTTATTTATAATAATACTAATAATCAAGCTGTTAAAGATATATGTGTTGAGGCTGTTTGGATGGCATGTAAAATGGAAACTAAAATAGTTACTTATGAAAAAGAAAATAAAGGAAAATAACTTTGAATTTCTTAACTATTATACCTGCTAGAAGTGGAAGCAAAAGGATTAAGAATAAGAATACAATCTTATGTAATGGTAAACCATTAATCTTTTACGCTATTGATGCTTGTTTAGATGCTGAGGTAGAAAGTAATATAGTACATTTATCTACTGATTCAGAAGCAATAGCTGAATTAGGTGAATACTATGGTGCTGATGTACCATTTTTAAGAAATGAATTATTAGCAAAAGACGATACACCTACTATGAATGTTGTAAAAGAATCATTATTTATGTATTCAAATAAATATAAAGAAGTGATTGATGCTGTTATATTAGTACAATGTACTTCTCCCTGTATTGAACCATTAGATATTTATTATGCAGTAGAATTATTTAAAAATAATGATATGAAAACAGTAGTAAGCTTTCATGAAATTAATATGCATCCAGAATGGTTTTATACAGAAGATTTAAAGCCTTTAATGAAAGGTTCACAGCATAGAAAGATATTAAGCCAGAATTTACCTAAATACTATACATTAAATGGCATGATTAAGGTTATGAGTATTGATAACATAATTAATGATACTGTTAAACCTGAAATACCTTATTTGGTATTACCTTCAATACGTGGAATTGATATTGATAATATGTATGATTTAAAAGTAGCGGAATCATATTTAAATACAAAGGTATAACACATGTTTTGCTTTATAACAATATAAAAGTTATAGTACATTTTTAATGTTACATAATCTTATTTTATCCTTTCCTTTAATACTTATGTTTATTAATTTTATAATAAAATGACAAAAAAATGAAAATAATTAATTAAAATTAGCATTTTTTAATAATAATATATAATAGAAAGATTATGTTATTTTTATACTTTTTTAAATTGGCGAGATGCCTAAGGAGATAAGCGAGATGCTTAAAGCACTATTAACTAAAACTGAATTTGCGGAATTAAATGAAGGTATGCAAGAACTGTACTCCGGGATGGAAGGCAGTGAAAATTACATTCTTAAGGTTACGGGTGTAAGTGGTTTTGAATTAGCTGATGTTAATGGACTTAAATCAGCTTTACAAAAAGAGCGGACAAATCGAGATGATTTAGAAAAGAAATTTAAAGACCTTTCAAATAAGACGGAAGGTATTGAAGATTTCGATGCCGCAAAAGAAGCATTAGCAAAAGTACAAGAACTGGCTGACTACGATCCAGAACAAAAATTAAAAGAAGCAAAGGAACAATTTCAGAAAACACTTGAAAGTAAATTATCTCAGGAATGGGAAGGCAAAACAGGTAAGTTACAGCAAGAGATTGAAGGGTTGAATAGTAAACTTCAATCTAGAGAAGCACAATTAGGAAAAACCTTAATTGATACTAAAGCTTCTATTCTTTTATCAAAACCAGATATTAAAGGCAATCCTAACATTTTACTTCCAAAAATAAGGGAGCATGTGGTTGTTCAAGAGAATGCATCAGGTGAATATGATGTTACGGTTCTTGATGAAAATAGACAACCTAAAATAACTACTAAAGTTGGTAGCATGGACAATATGAATTTAGAAGAATTTGTTCGTGAATTAAAAAATGATGTTGACTTTGCTTCAGCTTTTGAAGGTAATCAAGCTTCTGGTTCCGGTGCTGGTGGAGGCGGTGGGACAAAATTTAGTGGTACTGCCAAAATTATTAGATCAGGGAGTAATAATATACTCCGAGGTGATGAGTTAGAAAGAATTTCTGAAGGCGATTTAGCCGTAGAAATGGACTAATTCTTTTTGAAAGGAGAATTATTTAAATGAGTAATACATTAACTAGCATTATGCCTAAGATTCTTGCAAGAGGATTAATGGTATTAAGGGAAAAATGTATTTTCCCAAGATTAGTAAATTCAAGTTATTCGAATGAAGCTAAAAGCAAAGGCAACACTATTGATATCCCCATCCCTACCGCTGTTGGTACGAGAGATGTATCCCCGTCTAATACTTTAATTAGCCCTTCTGATACTACTACAGAGAAAGTTTCTGTTAGTCTTGATAGATGGAAGCAGAATGACCCTATTTATCTTACTGATAAACAACTTGTTGAAATTGATAAAAATAGGCATTTCCTTCCGGGTCAGTTAGAAGAAGCTGTTAAGGCATTAGCTGTTGAAATAAATACTTATTTAGCAGGATTATATATTAGTTCTGATTTATCTAAAGGTATTTATGGTTATGTTGGTACTGCTGGAATTACTCCATTTGCTAGTACTGTTTCTAATGCTACAGAGGCAAGGCGCGAACTTAATAAGCAGCTTTGTCCCGGTAGTGATAGAAATGGTGTACTTGATTTTGATGCTGGTGCTAATGCATTAGATTTAAGCCCATTTAGTGATGCAGAGAAAATTGGTTCCAATGGTGTTAAAATTGATGGTGAAATTGGCCGTAAATTTGGTATTGGTTGGGTTGAAGATGATGATGTTGTAACACATACAGCAGGAACTATTGCTGATGCTTCCGCTACTCGTACCTGTGCTATTAATAATGGTGCTGGGTATGCGGCTGCAATAGCTGAAATTAATGTTGATAATGGTGCTGAAGCTTCTGTAACAGGTACTATTGTTGTGGGTGATATTATTTCTTTTGCAGGTCATTCGCAAACTTATTGTGTTATTGCTAATTCAAGTTCTAGTCAGTATAGTACGACTACTGAGCAGTATACATTTGCTTCTAATGCTATTACGGGATTAAAGTTTTATCCGGGTCTTAAATCTGCTGTTGTTGATGATGAAGTTGCTACAGTAGTGGCTAGCCATGTGGTTAACCTTGTTTTCCATAGGGATGCTTTTGCATTCGCTATGAGACCTCTTGTTGAAGAAACAGGTGCATTAGAACTTGGTAGTAGAATTCTTTCCTATCAAGATGATAAAACTGGAATCGTATTAAGGCTTGAAGTTTCTAGGCAACATAAACAAGTTGTTTGGGAGTTTGACGTTCTTTATGGTGGGAACCTTGTGCGTCCAGAATTAGCTTGTAGACTTGCTGGTTAATTAACCAGTTTTTTAAAGTTGCTCCTGACTTTATAGGAGGGTGGTGGTGGGTTGTTATTTTTTAATTAGTTATTTAATAGGAGTATAGCAAATGTCAGATGTAATAAGAACTATTGAAATGGTCGGGCCGGGAGGCCATGCAGTAATACCTTTTTCTGAAAAAGAAGCAAAGCTAGCATTAGGATGGAAGATTGCAAAAGAAAAAATAGTTGAACCTAAAAAAGAAGAAGAAATACCTGAATTTCCAAAACAAGAAATAGTGATAGACAAACCTAAACAAATCAAACCTACATTGTTAATTCCATCTGATAGAAGTGTTAATAGAACTGGACTTAACAAACTTGTCATTTTAAACAATGATTTTCAACTTGGCTTACAGGAAGTATTAGATAGTAAAATTCCTATAAAAGATAAGCGTATAGCTATTAACAAAGCTCTTTCAGAATTAAGGTAATCTTATTTTTGAAATGAATGTGAAAACTAATCTATTAGTTGAGTTAAAAGGGCCGGGTGGTAATTGTAAAGTACCCGCTGAAAAACTTAAAGATTATTTAGATAAAGGGTGGAAAAGAATACCGTTTTCTGGTTCACCTTTTTCATCAGATATAATAGTGAAGGCCGAAAAGGGAAATTATGAGCTTGGGTTTGAAAAGGATTACTATGATTACATACCACATGATTCTAAATCACTTAAAAACAGGCATAGAAATAAAACTATTTTCATTTTAGGTGATGGCCCATCTTTGAAAACTATTCCTAAAGAAATTTTAGATAACTATATTACTATCGGAGCAAATAGAATAAATATGTATTATACACCTACATATCAATTAGCTACAGATAGTAGAATGTTATTTAATAGGCGGAATCCTTTCCAATCATCCAAAACAAAGAAGTTCTGGTTACTTTCCCATTATTATAACGAGTTTAATCCTTCAGATATACATACTATTAAGGCTAGTAAAGTAAACGAGTATAACAAAGAGGGTTTCTTTCTAAGATACAAGATAGATGAAGGGTATTTACCAGACTTTTGGAAATATCCTATTCTTTCAAGTAATATTAAATACGGATTAAGAATAGGTAGAACTATTATAATTGCCATGATTAATTTAGCTTATATATTAGGTGCAAAAAGGATTTGTATTATAGGTTTAGATATGAATTTTAATAATCATTTTTATAAACCTTTAAATGATAGACAAGAAAAAGAAAAGAAATTACCATACCCACATTTTGATGTAATTAATGAAGCATTTGAAAAGATAGTTGGTTTCTTACATAAGAAAAGAATTAAAATATTTAATCTTAATTCTACTTCTGCTATACGGTGTATTCCATTTGCAGATGTAAAGTATAAAGCAACAATAAAAGAGGTTAAAAATGACTGCTAAAACATTTGAAGTAGAGACTGGAAGTGCTTCTGAAACAAGTAATAGTTATGAATCAGTAGCTAATGCAGATATATATAATGATACATATAAATCTAATGCTACATGGACAGCTTTAACTACTGCAAATAAGCAGTTATACTTAATGCGAGCTACTCAATACTTGGATATGAAATATACTCGTAGATGGCGTGGTAATAGATGTGATGAAGATCAAGCATTGGACTGGCCTAGGAATTTTATAACTGATTATGATGGTTATTCAATTGATTCAGATGAAATACCACAAGCATTAAAAGATGCAACGGTAGAAATGTCAATAGTGATTGCTGGTGGTGAAAATCCAATGGAAAATTTATCTGATAATGGTACGATTAAGAAAACAAAGAAAAAAGTAGGGCCATTAGAAATTAGTACTGAATATACTGATGGTGATGTACCTAATAAAGTATATCAACGAACAGAACATTTACTGTATGATTTAATTTTTCCAACTGGTGAGATTAGAAGGGCATAATGATTTATAAAGTATATGCGGTTAAATGTACTGGATGTAATAATACTCTTAAGGTTGAAATAATGAAAGATGATAGAATTATAGTAAATGGAAAACAAGAAGTATCAGTAGTATGTCCTTGTTGCAGAAGTGATTATTATTTAGATATTATAAAAGAAATTAAGGAGTAATACTAATGGCTAAAAAAGGTAGACCTTTAAAAAATGGAACTGGTAGAGGAACAAGAGCTAATAAGGGTAGAAGTGGATGTAAAACCACGCAAAGAATCGGAAAAGGTAGGGCTAAATAATGGCAGCACCGAAAAATATAACGGAATACTTCGAGAAGATAATTCCATTGCGTGACCAGCTTAAAACATTCAAGAATCA